CTACACTTGAGTGGTGGCAACGTAAAGAACCTGAGGCTAGAACTCAACTAGAACCTTCTGATGAAGATAGATCTATTACAGAATTATGGCAGTTCTTTTCGGATTACTCAAAAGGTTTAGATCTTAAAAAGGTATATACTCGTGGCAATGGTTTTGATCCAATTGTCTTAGAAAGTGTTGTACAAACCTTTGGATATAGTGTACCATATCCTTGGTGGATTATTCGTGACACTCGTTCTACAATAAATGGTATGTCATGGGGATGGGATCTAGATGATAAGTTTATTCCTGAAGGGCTCAATGAAAAATTCATACACCATGATCCACGCCATGACATTGTTATGGACGTTATGCGTATGCAAACAATTGCAGTTCACCTATGAACCACTTTGATTATTTAAAAGCAATCAACGATACTAAAGACGATATCATGATAGGAGAAGAGGCTGAAAAGTCTTATAATTCTTTCATGATTAATCGCGGACTTAGTTATTTTTATGACACCGCCGTACTCGCAAATGTGATGAATCAGTACCATCATGTCGGCAAAAAACTTCAATTTCACTTTTTTATAAATACTATCAGAAAACGCAAGCGCTTTTCGAAATGGAATAAACCTGAAACACACAGTGATATTGAAGTGATTAAAGAGTACTATGGATATAATAATACAAGAGCCCGCGAAGTTCTCTCACTTTTATCACCAGAAAAAATAAAAATTATAAAAGAAAAGGTGAGTCGTGGTGGAAGAAGAAAATAATATTGTAGAATGGAATCCAACAGATATGTTGGAAATACTATTAAATGAACCTGATGATTTTTTAAAGGTTCGCGAGACATTAACTCGTATCGGTGTAGCATCTAGAAAAGATAAAAAGCTTTATCAATCTTGTCATATTTTGCATAAACAAGGCCGGTACTTTATTGTCCATTTTAAAGAATTATTCTTGTTAGATGGTAAAAAAGCTAATTTAGAAGAAAACGACATTGCTCGTAGAAATACCATCGCTACGCTATTAAGCGATTGGGGACTTATTGATTTCGTTAAAAAAGAAGAATTACCTATTGCGCCTTTAAGGCAAATAAAAATTATTTCTTTTAAAGATAAAGATCAATGGGAACTATGTCCGAAGTATAATATCGGAAATAAATAGCAGCTATACCTCACGGATATAGCTAATTCATTATATATAGTATTGCGATGCGGAATAATCCGGTCGCAATATAATCTTGCTTGCTCAAAAGGAGATAACAATGACAGGCTTACAAACACTATTCCCGCGGTCATCTTTTGTTGGTTTTGACCATCTGTTCAACGAATTAGAGTGGACAGCTAAACATGCCCAAGACCATTATCCCCCACATAATATTATTAAAGCTGGAGATCAAGAATACTTGATTGAACTAGCTATTGCTGGGTTTACAAAGGATGAAATATCTGTAGAAGTTAAAGATAGAACCTTGACTGTTACAGGGGAACACGTCTCTAAAGGTAGAGAGTTTATCCATCGTGGCATTTCGACAAAGAAATTTAAACGAACCTTTAGGCTGTCCGAACATGTAAATGTAAACGGAGCAGATATTCAGGACGGCATTCTGGCAATTGAATTGCAGTATGTTATCCCAGAAGATCAGCGTCCTCGTAAAATCAATATTGGTCAAACGAGGAAACAAAATGACACAAGCAATACTAGCAGCCCACAGCTACTCAACGAGGGCAATTGAAACTATCATAGAAGCACTAAGATCTCTTATTCAGTATAGAGCGCATCGTAAAGCGATCCGTGAAACTGAAAAAGAGTTATCCAAATTATCAGATAATGACTTAGCTGATATTGGTCTTTGCAGAGGCGACATATATTCAATCGCACGGTCAGTAGATACAATAGCAAATACAAAAGCTAATAATAATCTGAAAGGTTGGGTTTAATGACAACTATGGTAGCAAACTATGTCTTCTCGCCCTTGTCGGGTTTGTGGTCTTCACTCGATCGTTATTCGCAGCTGATTGGATACTCGAGAGCGGCAGCGGAGCTCGCAAGAATGGGCCTTCACGAGGAATCCAAACGTTGTATGATGGAAATACGGGAGTTGCAAAATGACCGGTGATATCGCAACAATGGGTGCCATGATAGGTGCAGGTCTAGCGACCTTCGGAATGGGCGGAGCAGCTATCGGAGTTGCTATGGTAGTAGGTAGTGTATTTAAATACATGCCTAAAAAGGCTGATAACTCAACGATGTTTGTTGGCATAGCATTTGCAGAAGCATTAGGAATCTTTGCATTCCTTGTAGCGCTTCTATTAATGTTTGCCGTATAATGATGACATCAGAGTTGGTCGAAAGACTTGGTTTGGCATGCTTTGTAGTAATGTCTACGCTGATTCTTGTCTGCATACTAATAGGTTTTTATGCAGTGTATGATGCGTACAGCGAACCAAGAGGATGTATTATAAATACATCTTTATAATGAGAAGGCTTTAAAAAGTCAGGGGGCGGGAGATCGCCCTCTTGGTCACACAACACACAGGAGACTTAAATGTCAAATCCATATCAAATCCGCTATGATGTATTAAACATGGCAAAAGAAATTGCAGACAAACATTATGATATGCAAGTAGATCTTGCTAATAAAATGTTAGGAATGTATAAGGAAGATACTGAACAAGCCCTCGAAGCTTGGAAAAAGTATGTACCTAAAGCTTTAAATCCAGATGAAATTAAATTACAAGCTGAAAAACTTTATGAGTTTGTATCGGAAAAAAAGTAATGCCTGATTGGGTGATACTTGCAGGGCTGTCATTAACTTTAACGGTCCTGTTTTTAATTTTTGATAAAGGAGAAAAGTGATGTATAAAGTAACAGCATTTTTTAAAAACCACAAAATCTCTGAAAAGTTTTATGATATCAACGATGCTATAGAATTTCGTGATAATGCTGATGCGCATTATCCTTTAAGAGTAACTTTTAGAAAGGTCGTATCAATGAGAGAATGGGTACATAATTGTTGGAATGTAGTGATGGATCATAATACTAATCCGTTAAGCAGCATTCCTGACTTAAACACTAGACACATGATTATGCAAGTGTTAGCTTGGATGTGGTGTATTGTATTTGGTATTATTGTAGGAAGCATGTGGGCTGGAGTAGTCAGTATGATGATACATACATTACTGCTCGGAGCGGTTGCTATTACAGTTGCTACATTTGAAGTTGCTAAACGCAAGCCATACGGTTTTTATAATGGAAGAGGAGCAGGCGGCGAACATGAATAATGAAATGCAAGATCTTAAGTTTACGAGCGCTGGAGATTATATGAAAATGTTAGATGAACCTAAACATGATTATTGTACTACTAAGGATCTTGGCAAAGCGTTTGCTGTTATTGTCTTTATGATCGCTGTAGTACCAGTACTGTTACTGATGGCTATGGTAGGACTTGAAGATTATGGTCGCTATTGCAATTTAAATATTCTTCCATGTTTCGGTCTTAATTAATGTTTATAGTAAGAAAAAAAGATGGAGAGATTATTGCCATTGCTAGTAGAGAAGAAGATGCTATTGGTATGGCCGATGCAGCTAAAGTTGATAAAACTGACTATATTGTGCAAGAATCAACAGATAGTGTTGAACTCCGTGAAATCTATCGATCATATTATAAAACGAGGTCTTAATGACTGATGAAGAAGTAAGAGCTGCCGCGCAGAAAGAAGCAGAAAAAACTTTCGAGCAGTTTATGATGTGGACCAAGAGAGTCACATTGTGGTCAATCATCTTTCTACTTGTAGTAGTGGTAGGCTGTAATTCTGGGGTAGAGGACGACACCTATCCTGCCTATAATGGCGAACAATATAATCCGTCCAATCTTAATGTAAAGAAATAAAGATAGGAAAATCTATGAAAAATTTAATCACTGCAAGTATAATGTCACTCTTTGCAGCAGTAGCATACGCTGAAGATATAACAATTGAAATGTTAAATAAGCGTGAAGATGGCGCTAAGATGGTATATTCTCAAGACATCGCGCGCATTGATGTAGGAGATACTGTTACTTGGGTACCGACACAAAAAGGACATAATGTAGAGTTTATTGCTGGCCCTGATGGATGGAAAGCGCCAAAGAAATCAAAACTTAGCAAAGAGGTTTCCATTACATTTGATACCCCAGGCGTGTATCTATACCAATGCTCACCACATAAAACAATGGGAATGATCGCTATTGTTGTAGTAGGCGATGGAGACAACGATATCTCAAAAGCCAAAGTAAAAGGTAAGTCAAAAAAAGTATTTAAGGCTCTATTGGCTGAACTATAATGCTTAAAAGACTGGTCAATAAAATACCAGAGTTTTGCATGACTCATTGGTTACTTAGAATACCTCTTATTGTTATATTTTTGCAACAAGGACTTTCTAAGTGGCCTATTGATGTAAGCGATTCTCCTGTAGAATTAACATTATTAGTCTGGACATTTGTCGTATTAGGTGAAATAGGCGGCGCTATCGGCCTTATTGTCGGCGGAGTATTAGATTATATTAAAAAACTAAAAGAGTTCGGCGATATAATCACACGTTTTTCAGGTATTACGATGGCTTGTATTATGACAGGAGTAATTTGGACAGGAGAACCTGAAAGCTTTACTGACGTGTTATTATATGATAATCTTCATGTATTACTGTGGGTGGGTTGTATGTACTTTGCTCTTAGAGGTAATCGTGTGTGAATTATATAAAAGATATAAACGATTTAAACAATGGTATAGAAAGCTGAGAGAAGAAGGTTTAGTCATGGGCGTACGTCATGCTGGACCGTGGTATTCTAGATATAATCGTTTTAATTGTATAGTATGGGCATTACATAATTCAGGCACTCATACGCCTGACGGAAAAAATATTTAAA